TCCATTTAAGGGGAAATTCCCCCTCCAGGATCTCTCCTAGGTTAGCAAAGTGCTAACCAAAAGTGTAGATCGACGTACGCTTATATCCTGTGACCCCAGGCAGAGATGCCGAGGGGTAACCTGCCGGACTGTGAGGAGTGAAGGTTTCACGACTCACACCATTACTCAAGTATATCGAGTAAGCTGGCAGGACACGATCTCCAGGGCGCGGCGTGAAATCACGCTTAGCACGAGAGGAATACGTGTCAAAGATATAACCGCCCCAACCCCGTTGAAGTTTAAACGGGGTACGAGGATGATCACCGAGAAGGTGGCCATCGCCGAAGCCGTCAGGTCCCCACAGACGGATGTCTGGTGGGATATACTGAAGGCAGAGGGCAGCGCCTTGAAAGTCAAAGTTCCTTACGTAAAAATTATGGAACCGAAACAAGTCAAGGTATGTTATCTTATCCTTAAGATAACAAGGGCGTACGGCAATGCCCGAGCAGTAATCCTTTCCACAAGATTCACGGAAAGGTCCAGAAGTATAACTCTTCTCATGGTTGACTGTGAAGCCAACCGTTTCGAGAAGAGCGCAGACTGCACCAGCGAACTCAGTGGGGACCACGAGGTCATCGCCATAGGCGAGGACCCGAGGGTCATCTTCTGATGCCGCCGATGCAAGAGCCCAAAATATAAGGGTCTCAAGGGGGAACGTAAAACCATTCCCCATGCTGCTAAACTTCTGAAGCCAGATCTGACGATCCTGATACGTAACAGAGGCCGAACGGCAGCTGTCAAGTAAGAGAAACCAATCAAGAGGGAGCAAGTGAAAAACGAGCTCCCGCGCGATGGTGTCAGATGCATTACTGAGGTCCAGCGTCGCTAAGGCGCCGGTGATGCTACCTTCTCGAGCCGCGAGTTGATTGCGGCTTTGGTCGGTAACATCGATACCTGAATGCTGTTTGAGACGACGCGCAATATGGTCACCGAGCCCAAGCTGAATAAAACTGTTCAGTACAGGCTCAATAACCGTGCTGCGATAAGTCTTAGCATTCTTCGGGACGAAGGACAGGCGCGCGTCAACGATGTCGACGAGCACCTGATATGTTTCACCGTCAGGCGGGGCTATGTTCATAGCTTCGCACCAGGCGGGTACTTCCTCGAGGAGCTCCGGAAGGAGCTTGACGAGGCCTTCACTACATTCACACCGTTCACTAAGCTTACGCTTGTGCGATGCATTTTTCTTCTTTATAGAAGTTGTCGC